TCCCAATATAATTGTACTACATAATTAGAGGATAGTATAAAATTTCTTATTTAGCAACGACAAACCCAAAAATGAATTAAAAGGTTTGCCGTCAAGGACAAGGGTAAAGGAGGAAACCCCATGTCAATGAAATATAAGTTGACATTAATTATAGCACACGGTATATTGGTCTAGTAGATAACACTTCGATGTTGTCTCCTTCCCAATTAAAAGAGACCACTCCTGCGAGGGTGGTCTTTTTTTTTACTTGACTTTAATTTGTAATGGGTTATATTGGAGTATCTTATTTAATACTGCCATATTCTATGAGATGTAAAAAGCGGGAGTTTTATCTCCCGCTTTTTTATACTATCTCTAAATTATTATGACCATTCTTATTGACAACCATAGTCACTACACCTTGCCTAGTTTTCTTACCTGCTTGCTGTTCAAAGTAAGTACTCTCATCTAAGCTAGGTACTTGTATCCAGGTGCGTGGATCATGCACTTGTCTAAAATGATGGTAATGTCCTGTCACTAAGATAGACGAGGAACCAGAATGAAACCCTCCAAACGTTTGGTTCTTCCACCAGTTCATAACCTTCGTCTCTACTGTCCCGCCGAAACCAGTAAGATGTCCATGAGTAAAGGACATGTTTGTTCCACATACGTTTAGCGATAAGTGAGGTTCATCAGGTATGACAAACTTTATATGGTCGTACTGTGGTTTGTCTGCAAAGATTTCTCCTATTTGTTCAAAGACTTCTATGTCATAGTTGTCCATACCACCTGTTGGTGCTACACCTTTATCAGTACGTTTCTCTCCATGATTACCTGGAACTGCACCTACTACTACAACATCAAAGTCTTTAGACCATTCGACTAATGCTTTAGCAATAAGTCTTCTAGCTAACTTCATTTGATTTCTATAGTCTAACTCTACGCCGTTAGGTCCCATTGCTTGTGGGTAAAATCCTACGCACCCCTCGACAATATCCCCTAATCCTACAACAGTAAGTTGATCCATCTCTACCCCTGCTTTACGTAGGAAGTTATACCTATCACGTACAAGATCTATCTTCTCTAAGAAGCGTTCAACAATAAGTTCAGTACCTCCGCCATCTCTTTTGCCTAACTGCAAATCTGCAACTGCAACAAAAAAGCTAGCTTTAGTTTTCTTTACTTTAGGTTTAGCTTTACGCTTATAAGACTGTATCCATTTTTCTATACGGGTGTAGTCTTCTTTATCTATCGTTGCTTCTGTTGCAACTATCTGTGCTTTGTATGCCCATGCCTGATGTATTTCTCCCTTACCTACATTCATATCCCATGTACTCACACGCAATGTGTCATTAACTATTGCATATTTTTTAGGATCAAATCCCCATTCTAGTAAGAGTTCATCAAACTCTGGAGTAGAACTACTTGTAGCTCTTGATGTTATGGTTCCAGTCTTAGTTTTATAATCAAACTTTACTCCTGGTTCCCACCCTTTAGGGTGCGCAACACCCTCCTTTGTATTATTGTGTGCTACGTCCTGTTGGGTTTCGGTAAGTTTACTTACCTGCGAGTTGTTTTTTTGCATACTCTTTTAACACTACTATTACGGCACCGCCACCTGCAATTGCTGCAGCTTCAAGTGTTGTAATTTCTAGGTCTAATGCAGGACCAACCAACAAAGCAGAACCGAATGCTTCGATGAATGTCCATACAACTTTTTCAACAAGTTGCTTTAGTTCGTCACTCATATTACTCCAATCTATATAATAGGTTTTCCTCTTAGCTTACTGTCTATGCGTGTCACTTTTTCGTGAATAGCATGTAACATTTTACTATCGGAACTTTGTTGTGGTTCGCTTGAACCATCAAGATTTATCTTGCTAACCTCTAATGTGACTGGTTTACCTTGTAGTAATACTGCAGATACTTTTCTATACATACGTTCATAAGCATTACGTGACTGTCCAATCATACCGTCTTTACCTAAGTCAAGATCTTGTTGAGAATTTCCTGTCAATATACAACCCGAAGTATGCTCATCGGTGTTGCCTGAATGAATTAATATATATTTAAAGTCGGGTACATCTTGTAGTTCAAGCATACCATAGTGTGCATTCTTATAACGTGCGCTATATTTAGCGTGGAACCCACCAACTTTTCTAAATTTAATTGCATATGTACCTTCAGGTATGCAGGTTTCGTGCATAACTTTGACTGCTTGATACTGATCTTCGAGGGTATAATTTTCAAACTTACCATCGATAAACATCATTCCATTGGTAGCGTCAATACCGAACTGTGTTCTTACAACTTGTATCTTCATATAGACTCCCTGTTTATCTTAGTATAGTCTAAACAATCAGGATTTGTACAGTATAATTTAAACGGGTTTAAATCTACTTCAAGTGGTTGTCCGCATTTAGGACAAGATACTTTCAAAATATATTATCTGTTTGCTGCCCACATATTATCCACCATGTTAGGGTACTTGCGACCATTAGCTTTAGCTCTTGCTTTTGCTTTAGACTTTTGTGCAGGTGATAGCTTCTTGCTTTTACCTAATCCACTAGGTCTTGGTTTGTCCCATACGGGTTTACTTTTTTTTGCCATAGTATATTATAACCTACCATTTATGTTTGCAAGCCCAATAACCTGCTGTAAGTTTGCTCTTCTTAGAAGAACACTTATGTCTTGCATGGAAGTTTTGATTCCTTTTAGTTCCTTTAGGACTACCTTTTTTGCCTGCTTGCCCAAAGCGTACCATCTTGACAGTACCTTTTTCTTTAGCCAAAACAACATGTGATTTACCGCCAGACGTTTGTGCTTTAGGTTTGTTGTAACCACTAAAGGATTGTCCTCTGTAGTTAATAGCCATAACTACTTAGTCATTTTTTTCTTACGCTTGGAAGAGTATTTCTTTTTCTTACCTGTTTTGCTGTAAGGCATTATCTGCTCACTTTCTTTTTATTTTTATCTTCAGGTTTATCTTTACGTAAACCTATTGTTAATAACCATAAGACTATTGATAGAAGTATAGCAATACCTACTATATCTTTTGCTGTTCCTGTGAGGGTTAGCCATGCTATAAAAAAACCTAGCAACGTAAACGTTTGCGCAATAGTTTCTTTAAGGATCTCTCCTACCCATGTAAATAATTTTTTAATATATTTCATTAGCTACGTCTTATTCTAACGGGTACCACTTGCATACTAGCTATAATTTGCGAAGCTATGATCACTGGTACTACAACTTCTTGTGCTTTTTCTTTTTGATCGCTTGTCATATCTGATCCAATTTCTGCTAGATCTATTTGATCTATCTGTATGTCAACGAATGAACCTATTGGATCAGCAAGGAATTGTTCTGTCTGTACCTCTGTCACTACGTCAGCAAGTGAGTAGTTTTCCACATCACTATTCTCTACTGCTCTCTCGACATACTCTTCTACAGCTTCACTAATAGCTTCATCTTTTTTTACAGCTGCAGCAATGATCTCCACGTCAGCTGCTTCTACTTGTAAAACTTCTGCAACTACTTCTACTTGTTCTTCTGTTAGTTCTTGTACATCAGCAATAGCTTCTTCAACAACAGCTTGCACAACTTCCTGTATTTCTTCTGTAGCTTGATCAAGATTTTGTACACCAATGTCATTTACTTCTTCAAGGACTTCAACAACTTCTTCTTCGGTAAGGTCTTGTACATACTCTTGTATTGCTTCTTGTTTAGATTCTTCATCAGTCTCCTCTGTTATTGGTAGATTCACAATGTCTTCTATTTGTGAAACTTCTTCCTGTATTTCTTCTTCAGTAAGATCTAAGGGTTCTGTATCTTCCACTCCTGGAGTGTCTCGTTTTGTATCTTCTTCAACAACTTCCTGTATTGACTCATCCAAAATTTTCTCATCATTCTTTTCATCTACAATCTCCTCTATTTCATCTTGTATTGGTATCTCATCCACGATTTCGGTAACAATATCTTCCAAATCAAATTCAATAATCTCGAACTCAATAGGTTGTTCTTCAAACTCCACCACTTCATCTTCAATAACTTCCTCTTTAGGTGTGTCGAGTATAGAATTATCATTCTTAGGAAGGATGTCATCCACATCTTCTTTAACTTCTTCTTCAATTATTACCTCTTCCTTAATTATATCTTCTTCTTCTATGATCTCAACATCTTCCTCTAGAATCTCAATCTCTTCTTTAGGTTTAGGTATTTCACAATCACCACGATCTATCTGTGCGTCAGTCATAAAACAACCGTATTCATTTTCATTATCTATACGTTCCTGATCTCTCTCTATAGTCCCATCATTAACGTCTGCCTGTGTGTATGTTTTATCAACACCTTCAACAACTATATCTACAATAATTTCTTGTGGTGTTGGAGGGGGTGGAGGAGGTGGAGGAGGTGGAGGTGGAGGAGGAGGTGGAACAGTTGTGGTTGTAGTTGTGGTAGTAGTGGTAGTAGATGTTGTACTAGATGTAGTAGTCACAGGGATCTCTACATACTGCCAGTACAGTGTGTCTAATACAGATATATCAGTTAATATAACTTCAAACTTTGTAATAAATTTATCTGTGTTAGCTTCATCATTGTTGTAATCAGTGAATGATTTGTAGAAATCATCATACATAGTATTGCCATCT